ACTACAAAATATTCAATTAATAAACTCTAATAATCAAACTGTAAGAGAGTCTAATTTGATTTATATAAATGATGAGATTCAAGGAAGTGGAAGTTTTGAAACTAGAGACGCTGACTTTATATCTAGTGAAAACATTAGAACATATTTAATAGACACTCAAGGTGGTAATGTTATAGCTCGGTTTGCTGCTGTGTATGGAACTAGCTTCCCTTACTTTCCGCACATTGGTAAAATATGGACTTTTAAAAAATTACATTCTACTCATCAAGCTATAATAGATGCTACTGGACTATCAACCACTATAGACGGTAGTAGCACTTACACACTTAGTAGCAATAATGATAGTGTTACAATGATGTGGGATGGTCAACAATTTAATATAATATAAAATGGCAGAAAAAGTAGCTTTAGAAATAGACATAAACGCAAAGGGAGCAACTACCTCACTAGGACAATTAGAGGAGGAAGCGGAAAGATTAAACGAGGAACTGAGAAAAGTTCCTTTAGGGACTAAGGCTTTTAAAGATTTAAAGTCTGAGTTAATAGGTGTTAACAAAGAAATTAAAAACACTGAATTGTCTATGGAGGCTTTAGATAATGAACAGGTAGCTAGTGAGCTTGGTTCTGTTGCTGGTGCTGTTGGGGATGTTTCTGCTGCTTTTATTTTATTAGGTGGTGGGGATGGTCCAATAGAGCAGACTGTGAGAAACATTGAAAAAGCTATAGGAGTATCAATGGCCTTTAAAGGTGCTATTGAGGGAACTCAATCAGCTATGAAGTTATTCAATAATGTTATTAAAAACTCTACAGCATTTCAAAAAATTAATAGTGCAGCTACTGTTTTAGCTACTGGAATTATGGCTTTATTTGGTCAGTCTGTAGTAGTTACTTCTGCCTCTTTTAAAATATTAAGGGGTGCTATTATAGCTACTGGAATTGGTGCTTTAGCTGTTGGGGTTGGTTTATTAATTGCAAACTTTGACAAGATTAAAAATTCCATAATGGGAATTAGTGAAGCTAGTAAAGACTTACAAGAAACTACTAAAGCAACTACAGAACTAAATAAGAAAAACCTAGAAACTTTAAACAACCAAGAAAACATCTTAAAGCTACAAGGTAAGACAGAGCGTGAAATTTTAACAATGAAAATTGAAGGACAGAAAAAAGTTGTTCAATCAATTAAAAACGAATTGCTAGCACAAAAAGTAGTAAACAAAGAAAAGGAAGAGGGTAGCAAAAGAAATCAGAGAATACTACAGTTTACTTTAAAATTATTAGCAGCAGCACCATTAGCCTTAATTAAAGTTATTGACTTTGTAGGTGAGGGCATAGAAAAAGTAGTAAACTCAATTACACAGACAGCTGTTGGAAGAAGGGTTTTTGGTTTAGAGCCTATAGATGTTGATTTCGGTTTATCTGAAAAAGCAAATAAGTTACTAGAAAAAGCTAGTACTTTAGTTTTTGATCCATCAGAAACAGAGGAACAAGGTAAGGAAGATTTAAAGAAACTAGAAGAGGAGTTGTTAAAACAAGAAAACGCTTTAGCTGGTTTTCAGTTGAGAGTTATTGACATGGATAAAAAGGTAGCAAATGAAAAAGCTAAAAACGCTGCTAAAACTGTAACCCATCAAAATAAAGTAAATGACTCTTTACTAAAAGAATTAGACACTAAAGAGAAGCTATTTAATATAGAAGAGGAAGAGGAAGAGCCAGAGTTTGAAACAGACTTTTTAGAAGAAACAGCGGAAGCTAGTAGGTTAAAAACTGAAACTAAAATAAAAGCTATTGAAGATGAGATAGAAAGAGAGAAGCAGTTAAGACTTCAGCAGTTGGCTTGGGATGAAGAGCAAGCTATTCAAAAAGCTATTTTAGATGGTACTTATGTAGATCAAAAGTTAGCACTTGAAACTGACTTCCAAAGACAAAGACAAGAAATAATAGCAGACGCTGACCAAAAGATATTAGAAAAACAACAAGCTCTAGAAGCAGCTAAAATAGATTTAGCTGTAAAGGGTATAGGAGCTTTAATGAATTTAACTTCTGCTTTTGCTAAAGACAATGAAAAGAGTCAAAGAAAGGCATTTGAAATAAATAAGAAGCTACAAATAGCTCAGGCTATTATGACAACTTATCAAGGTGCAAACGCTATTTTTGCTAGTGCTGCTGCTAATCCTGGAACTGTACTTTTTCCAGCTCAACCGTTTATTGCTGCTGGAATTGCTATAGTCAATGGATTGGCTAACGTTGCTAATATATCTAAACAACAATTTCAGTCTAGTAGTGCTGGCGGTGGTGGTGTTGATACGCCTAATTTTGCGACTGGCGGTGGAGCAACTCCTCCAACATTACAACCAGCTAACACTAGTACATTAGTGCCACAAAATCAAGCACAAGTTTTTGTCACTGAAACAGATATAACTAACACACAAAACCAAGTTTCTGTAATTCAAGGACAGGCAACATATTAAATAAAAAAACAATGGAAAATAAAACAGATTTACTAGAATTAATAATAGACGAAGAGGATGAAAGCGGAGTGGACTACATAGCATTAGTTGACAGTCCAGCCATACTCAGTAATTGGAAAGCGTTCCAAAAACATGAGTTTGAAGAAACTTTTAACGATTATCCAGAATCAGCCTCTAACAATGCTGCTAAAGCGTTAAAATGGATTGACGAACATAAGTCAGAAATAAACTGCAATTTTACCAGGGTAGGACTTTCAAGAGCCAATCAACTCAAGAACAAAGAAAAACTTTCATGGGGAACGATTGGTAGAATGGCAAGTTTTAACAGACACAAAAAAAATGCTGAAGTAGATGCTGATTTAAAAGCAACACCTTGGAAAGATTGTGGTTATTTAGCTTGGTTATTGTGGGGTGGCACTTCTGGTGTTAATTGGGCAATCAATAAAATGAAAACCAAAGACAAATATAAAAGAGCTTTTAAGATTCAAGACAAAGAGAAAAGAATTGTTAGCGGTTATTTTATGAAAGCTGATCTACCTATCATTAGACTAAATGACGAAAACGAAAAATATTATGTAGTCTTTAGAAAACCTACTATAGAAAAAATAGTAAATAAATTTTTTAAGAATAATTATAATTCTAATATCAATTTAATGCACGACATAGACTATAAAGATAATGGTGTTTATGTTATTGAGTCATTAATCATAGATAGTAAAAGAGGGATAAAAGCCCCTACAGGATTTGAAAACGCTCCAGATGGTTCATGGTGGGGATCAATGAGGGTAGAGAATGACGAAGTTTGGCAGATGGTTCTAGATGGTACTTTTAAAGGTTTTTCTGTAGAGGGAATATTTGGAGAAGCTAAAGCTACTAAATACCCAATAAGTTTAGTTAACAAAATTATATCAGTAGTTAGAAAATACAAAGAAAAACATTTGTAATTGTTAAACTATAATTATTTTGTTATATATATAATAGTATAAATTAATATATGTTATGAGTGAATTAAAAGAGTTATTCAATGAGATTAAAAGCATTTTTAAAACTGAAGGTGTTGACATTGAAAACGATTCTAAGGAATTTGCTGAAACTACTGAAAACAACGTGGAAGAATCTACCGAAACTGTAAAGGAAAAATTTGAGGATGTTGTACTGGCTGACGGTACAGTTGCTCAAGTTGAGCCTGAGGTTGTTGTAGGTGCTGCTGTAGTTGTTGACGTGGATGGCGAACTTTTGCCAGCTCCTGACGGTAAACATGAATTATCTGACGGTAGAATTATTTCTACTGAAGGTGGTGTCATTGTTGAAGTTGAGGAAGTTGAAGAAGAAGTTGAACCAGAAGTAGAAGCAGAATCTGTAGAAGAGGAAGAAATGTCTAGTCCTTTAAGTGAGGCTCAAGAAAGAGAAGCTAAAAAGATTATAGAGTCGATTGTAACTGAAAAAGTTTTCGGAATGGAAACAACAATTTCAGAAGAAAACAACGAACTAAAAAAAGAAATAAATAATCTTAAGGAGTCTTTTTCTATGTTGTTAAACTTAACAGAGAAAATGTTACAAGAGCCAACTAAAGAAGAAGTAGTCAAAAGACCTTCTAGCTTTAAGGCTTTAAAAAAAGAAAGTAAAAAAGATATTATAAGTATCTTAAAAAATAAAAATATAATAAAATAAAAATTAAATTATGAGTTTTGATGTTTCGGCTTTAGCCGCATATACCGAACAAAATGCAATGGACTTGATCATTAAGTCTGTAGCTGGTGGTAGACTTTCAGAATACGCTAACATACAAGATGGCGTGAAAGGACCTACTACAATTAATATCCTTTCTAGTGATGTTGTTTTTCAAGCTGATGGATGTTCTAGAAGTGCAAGTGGTTCAACTACTTTGTCACAAAGAACTATCAATCCTGGAGCTGTTGCAATACACGAAGATTTATGTATGACTGACCTAGCTGCTAAATATACAGCAGTTATGTTAAAACAAGGATTAACTAACGAAAAAGAAGAGATTCCTTTTGAAGAGTTATATTTCACAGAAAAAGTTTCTAAGTTACAAAAAGCTATTGAAGTAGCTGATTGGCAAGGTGACACAACTTCTGGAAGTGCTAACCTTTCTAAGTATGATGGTCTTAATAAAATCATAGCTGCTGCTACTGCTATTGATGGTAACCCAACGGCTATCACTCAAGGAACTGGCATCACTAACGCTAATGTAATCGGCATCCTAACAGGAATGGCTGAATTAATGAGCGAAGATATAATGGACGCAGACGATTTAAAATTGTTTGTCGGAATGGATACTTTCTTAAAGTACCAAAAAGCTATCGCTGATGGAAATTACTTTCACTATGTTGTAGAAGGTGGATTTACTTCTGAGCTTCCTTTAATCGGATTCCCTAATGTTACTGTTTGTGCAACTCCTGGACTATCAGGTTTAGCTACTGGTAACTGTTACCTAATGAGAGCGTCTAACATTTATGTAGGTGTTGACTTACCAGGTGAAGAGTCTAACGATGTTAGAAGTTGGTTCGATCTTAATGACAGAATTTATAAAGTTACTATGGCATTCAGAAGAGGTGTAAATGTTGCATTTCCTGACCAAGTTGTAGAATTTTTATTAGCCTAAATTTAATGGGGGTTTAATTACCCCCTTTTTAATAACTGTTAGCTGAAACGCTAACTAACTGAAAATAATTAATTATGTCATGTGTATTAAGTAACGGACAAGCTAGAGATTGCTCAGATAGCTTAGGCGGAATTGTAGAAGTATTAATCTCAGAACGAGACAATATTACTGCGTTTACTGAAGCTAGTGGAGACATCTCAGCTATTACGCAATCAGGTGCAACTAATTTTTATAGATATGAGTTAAAGAAAGAGTCAGGTAGTTTGACATCTACAGCAACTGTAGACCAAGCTGGTGGGACTTCTTTTTATGACAATGTAGTAGCTTTCACTATTAATAAAATGAGTGCTGCTAAATCTAACGAAATTAAAATGCTAATGTTAGCGAGATTGTTCGTGATAGTAAAAGATAACAACGGTGTTTATTGGGCTTTGGGTGCTGATAATTTCTGTGAAGGTTCGTCTTTAGTTGGACAAACTGGTCAGGCTTATGGTGATCCAAACCAATACCAAATAGAATTAACTGACAAAAGTCAGTTCCCATGTTATGGGGTACAGTCATCTGTAGTGGCTGGTTTGACAATTAGTGCTTAATTGTTCTTTGTTGTATGAAAGGGGGGTAGGTAAAACTGTCCCCTTTTTTTAGTAAATTTGAATTATGTTAAAAAAAGAATATATAGGAAAAACAGTTCACTTAAAACATTTTAAAGTTTTAGTAAGTGAAGAGAATATCCCAACTCTTAAGAAACTTGAGATTGATTGGGTTTTTGAAACAAAGAAAAAAAAGAAAAATGATAGTGATAAATAAGAATACTACAAGTAATTTTGTAGCAACCTTATTTGAATTGAGTCAACTAACTAACCCAGATTATTTATTTGAGTTTGAGAGTGACCAAACAAAAACTAAATACTATACTATCATAGCAGACATAAGCACTAATAAATCAAGATATAATGAATTTAACTTTGTAGAGGGTGTTGATAACCCTACAAGTGGAAGTCTAGACTTAGGTTCTCCAGGCTTTTACAACTATAAAGTATTTGAACAAAATAGCACAACAAACCTAGATACAACAGGACTAAACGAAGTAGAACAAGGAAAGATGAAATTAATAGACTCAACTTATCAACCGTCTTTTACAGAACATTCAGTTTCACCAACTACTAACGTAGTATATAACCCAGCACAATGAGCGTAAAACTAATTCCTTTAAACTTCGGAGGGTATGAATTACCTGAGTTCAAAGAATCTAAGAAAGGTGACTGGTTCGAATACGGAACAGATAGACCTTATAAAAATACTTATCCAGATTATTTAACTAAACTATATAATGAGTCTAGTAAACATAACCAAATAATAAACTCTAAAGTTAAATTTATTGTTGGTCAAGGGTTTGTAGTAGATGAAAAATTAACATTTACTGAAAAAGCCTATGTTGATGGGTTTATAAGAATGCCTAACGATTCTGAAAACCTAGACGATCTAATAGGTAAACTAGCTAAAGATAAAAAGGTTTATGGAGGTTTTTGTTTACAGGTTAGAATGTCTAAAAATAATAAGATTGCTGCTGTTAACCACATAGATTTTGCTGATGTTAGAACAGGTGTTGACAATGATTTGTTTTACTATACAGATGATTGGTCTGCTAGAAACCCAAAAAATAATGATGACTTTAAGGTATTACAAGCGTTTCCATATAATGAAGATGCTAGACCTGATGTTGACTATGTTATCTACTATAAAGAATACAGACCAGACTTAGGAGCTTACCCACTTCCAGACTATGTTTCTGCTATACCTTATTTAGAGTCAGATGCTGAAATAGCAAACTTTACCTTAAGTAATATTAAAAACAATCTTTCTTCAGGCTACCTTATAAGTTTTCGGAATGGTCAACCAAATGAACAGGAGATGGCTGAAATCGAAAGAAGGTTTAAAGATTATGCTACTGGCGCTGATAATGCTGGAAAGCCTTTGCTATCTTTTACAGACCAAGCTAGTGACCATCCTGAGATTATGCCAATTCCAGTTAATGGACAGGATGAAAGGTTTATTAACCTAAACAACCAAATAAGAGAAGAAATATTCACAGCTCATGGAATAACAAGTCCTCAACTTTTTGGTATTAAAGAAAACTCAGGACTAGGAAACAATGCAGACGAAATATCTGTAGCTTCTCAATTATACCAAAATCTACAAATTGATCCAGAACAAAAAATATTTAATGAGTTAATAAATTCTATCCTTAACTATAATGGTATTAATGGAAAACCTGTAAGAATACAGAAAATAGAACCAGTACAAAGATACTTTAGTGAGACTGCTGTTCTAAGTGCTATGACACAGGATGAGTTAAGAGAAAAGATTGGTTTACCTCTTAGTGATGTTGGTGGAAATAAAGTAGCTGAAGCTATTGGAATACTAAGTCCATTAGTAGCAACTAAGGTTCTTGACAATATGTCTATTGAAGAAATAAGAAATCTTATTGGATTAAGTGGTGGCTTAACTAGAACTAGTGAAAGTCTCAAAAAAGAATTTACAGACGTAGAGGATGAAATACTATTTAATCAATTAGAAGCAACTGGGATTGACATAGAAGAAATTGAGACAGTTCAATCTTTTGTAAAGCCTATAACTAATTTAGAAGATGCTAGACAATTTGAAGCAGAACTTTTAAAGGACTATAAATTTGCTATTAACAGAGTATTAACAGGATCAGAAAAAAGTATTTTAGATTTGCTTATAGATAATCCTAAAATGCCTATAACAGAAATAGCACAAGCCTTAAACTTAGAACAATCTATAGTCAATGATTTGTTGTCTGAGTTGCAAAACGCTGGAGCTTTAAACAATGATTTTGAACCTACAGAAGATGCAAAACAAAGTATTCAAAGACCAGAGGCTGAAACATTTATAGTTTATAAGTATGCTGAAAGACCTGACGCTCCAGCAGTACAGACACAGAGTAGACCTTTCTGCATAAGAATGATGGCTTTGTCTAGAGTCAAAAGATATACTCTACAGCAATTAGAATTATTAACTAATGATTTTGGACAGTCTGGAATAGACATATTTACTAAACGAGGTGGATGGTATAATAACCCAAACACAGGACAGACTACACCTTACTGTAGACATATCTGGGAAATGCAAATAGTTAGGAAAAAGAAATGAAGTTAAGTAGCTACCAAATATTAAAACTTAAAAAAT